GGGCACCCTTGTTGGGTGCCCTCACCGAGATCTTCTCAAGATTTCGGAATGAAATTCTATTCTCCCTGAGGAAGGTCAGCAGGAGGTCGGCCAAATGCCAAGACATCGGGAAAATGACGCTAGGGCTACGGTGTGTGGGAGTTATCTCTCACCCATCGGCCCGACGCTCTTTATCCGCTGCGCGGTAAATGGCTTTCGGAGAATATGTGACGATACCATTGGAGCATTTCCGTTACCAACGGATTTTTCCCTTATGGAATCGTATCAGTATTATCCGACCCTGAACTGCGTTGGTAATAACCGAACATGGACTGATTGTCCAGTAGGTTATCAGCCAGCAGTTCCGGATCCAAGAACCCTGTATCCCGCTCTAACTTCGTTAGATCGGAATAACATGGCTTGGAAGATACTTGCCGAGACGAATCCTTCGGTACCTCACGTGAGTATACCGAAGTTCGTTGGCGAGTTAAAGGACCTCATTCCTTCATTAAAGGCTAAAGGCGACAGCGCTTTAAGGGCTGTTGCTAATGGCTACCTCAGTTGGAGGTGGGTCATTAAGCCAATGATGAGGGATCTGCGCGATATCTTTCGCTTCGTGAAGTCGGTCGATGACCGAACAACGATGCTAATGAGACTTCGTGCAGGGCAGACCTTACGGAAACGGGTACAGCTAGGTGTGGCCAATGCACCACAGACCCCAAGTTTGAACCTTATAGTTCATTCTGAAGGCTGTACGGTGCGTGGGGACTTTCAGGTCGTTTTCTCTAAGAAAGAGTGGGGCTCGGCGCAATGGAAATTGCTCCCTGACTCTACTCTTCCGACGATGGGTTACGGGCCGCTCAGAGAGCATGCTCGTAATCTAACGTTAGGGTTTAAGGACCGTGAAGCTCTAGCTGTGGCTTGGGAGTTAACTCCTTGGTCATGGCTGGCTGACTGGTTTGCGAACACCGGAGATTTAATCTCCGCTACTAACAACTCGGTCGGCTGCACCTGGCACAACGTGTGCTATATGCGCACTTCGGAGGCAACTCTGAATTGCACGTATCGCATAACGGGTTCCGATGGATTTGCATTAGTTGGCCTTAGAAACCAACGGTATGTCCTTCGGATGTTACGCAAGGAACGCTATGTTTGCGTTCCAGTGCTACCTGTTCCCTTTCCTCAACTGCCCATTTTAACAAGTGGGCAGTGGTCGATCCTAGCAGCACTAGCCGCCCAGCGGTTTGGTTAAACTGCTGGGTCAGTTGGTTCTGTTAGGAGAAGTTCCATGTTGGGAAACACCCTTACCCTTCCTCAAGCAGGTGGCGACAAAGTTCTCACCAAGATCAATCAAGATCAGTACTCTTCGGAGTACCTTCTTCGAGCGAGCTTGGATGAGTACCGAGCGAAGATTCGGCACACGAAAGTGGGCCCAACTTCGCAGCGTCCATACGAAGCCGATCGGCACAACTTTGAAGTTGTGCATATCGTCTTCGCGGCTGGGGACGTCCCGCAGTACGAACGAAAGTTCTACTTCGTGATCGAAACCAAGCCTGGCGACGTCGCGACGAATTTGGCGGACGCGGTAGCGGATCTTATGATCCTCTCCACGAATGCCTTCCTCGTCAGCTTGAACGGCTGGGAATCCTAAGCGCTATGTAACCACAACTCGTCGTTGTGGATGCGCCGCAGTTTTCCAGACGTTGAAGGACTAGGGTGCCCTGACAGCATGGGACATCAGCCGGAGTTAATCCGACAATGTCTAAATGCCATGTCACGGAACTCCAGAACCTGTGGGATGCTATCCTCACGGACGCATCCCACGCATTCCCGACCCTGAGAGACGAATTCGAGAGAGATCTCGCCCGTCTCCATAGTGTCGTGGCGCATAGAGGAATTCGAGTTTTTCTCGAAGACCTTCCTGCGATTGGCAAGCACTTTGATCGGTGCTTGTCATGCGGCCTCTACAGTTTGTCAGGGTTGCCTCTTTCTAAGAGGTACTCCAACAAGGTAGTGATTCCGAAGTTTCTTCGGGGACTCTACCTAGAGGTTTTTCACGACACGGGCCGTCTGAAGGAGGATTGCAATGTTGAGGCTGTCTTCTTTGTTCGCCAGCTTACGCTTGCGTTCAAAAAAGGAAAGCTCAGTTGCCCTCAAAAAGCCAACGAACAAGAAGTCGTTGAGTTTTTCGAGGTTGACAAAGGTCTACCGGAGCCTGAAAAGTTCTGGTCGACCCGAGCTGAAACTCGTCCTGTTGCTTTGGGCGATGGGACTTTTCATGGACGAAAAGACTCATCAGCTGATCTTGGAAGCGGTTGTAGCCTTACGGCTGCAGCGCCTTCAGGATCAGAAACCTTGGCAACACGAAGGATGACTTATGAAGGATTCAATAAGTCGTCCCTCTACAAGGGACGAGTTGACGCTTTGCCTGCGCAAAAGCGCAAGCAGTTGTCAGTCCTCCTGGCGAGACTTGACCAAGTGTCAAGTCTCATTACCGCAACGCTCGGGTCTTACGATCCGAGTGTATGGCGGTTCAGGCACGGACCAGGTGCTGTCTCAGAGTATCGTGGACCGGCCAACAAATACTGTTGGACTAACTGGTCAGATACCCTGGAATCCGAATACCCAATTGCCGACTATGGTTTCCATAGTTATAGCAGTTGGGCAGGCAGAGTACATACTGGCCGAGATATTAGCTCGCGAGAGCTTTCTTCTCGAATGGTGTGTGTACCGAAGACCTACTCGAAACCAAGGCTCATTGCCGCGGAACCGAGTGCGAATCAGTGGTGTCAGCAAAATTGCTGGCACTACTTTTGCGAGCGAACGAGAGGATCTTGGCTTAATCAGTTTGTTCGTTTCAACGATCAAACTCTTAATCAAGATCTCTGCATCGCTGGGTCCAGGGATGGCACGCTTGCTACCATCGATTTATCGGCGGCTAGCGATCGTGTCACCTGCCACGCTGTTGGGCAAATGTTTCGGGGTAACCCGAGACTATTAAATTGCCTTAGAGCGTTTCGTACCCAGATAGTATCTCAAGACGTCACTGACAAAGTGCCGCAAGAGATACCGTTGAGAAAATTCTCAACGATGGGCAACGCCTGTACCTTTCCCGTAGAGACTCTTATCTTCTTGAGTGCGGCTCTGGCTGCGGTGATTACTCACCGCGGCCTAAGGCCGAACAAGAGGAACACCTGGAAACAGGTGATCGAGTCCCTAGCTGGGGAGGTGGCCGTCTTCGGGGATGACATAGTCATCCCTGTTGACAGTCGGGAGCTGTTTGTTGAAGCTCTTGAAATCTTAGATTTCAAGGTCAATCACCAAAAGTCATTCTGGAATGGAAATTTCAGAGAGTCTTGTGGTGTAGACGCCTTCCGGGGCGAAAACGTAACCCCGGCGTATTGGCGTACCTTCAACGATGGCAAACCAGAGTCGCTAGCGAGTACCGTGGAAGCAGCGAATAACTTTCGACGAAAGTTTTTGCTGACCGCGGCGGATCGACTCGCGTCGACCCTACCACCCGGTATACCGGTGGTTAATATGCGCTCTGGTGTCTTTGGTCTCAAATCCTTTGCTGGCGTTGACCTCCGTGGCTTCAAGCTACGTGGGAACAACGATCTTCAAAGAACTGAGGTCTTTGCTTTAAGCCTTATCGGCCGTCAAGCGAAGGTCCCGATCAAAGACGACTCTGCCTTGCTTCAGTTTTTTACTGAAGACCCCGACCCATTTACCAAATGGGAATCGGGGGTTCCGCAGAGGCCTGAACTTAAGATTAAGTTCAGGTGGGTGGCCTTATCCGATTTTTGTGCACCATGCACTGAATCGAAATAAGGAGGGAGCTTTATCCTCAGGTCATAGGAGCGTATCGCGGCTTCTTCCTTACTATCCTACTACGCATCCAGCGTAGAGGTAGTAGTTAGAATTGCGATCGCCTCACCGACCCTGGATAAGTGTGGATGTGC